CTCTCTTGCTGCAAGCCAAAGCCCGAAAGCTTCTCGACCATCTCGCGTTCTTCGTCAGTCGGGACTATCCCCGGCTTGCCAGCCCCTTCCCTCACTCCACCCCATCCTCTACTTTCTTGTCCAGAGTTATCAAGATCGTCACTCATGTTAGTAGCTCCTCACATATTTACCCCACTCGGACGCCGGTGGCTGTTTTCCGGAAAGCGCATAAATTTTGCGCTGTAGTTCGTTGTAATGCTTGCGCCCTCTAGCAACGCCAAGCTCATCGCCTTCGTCCATTGCATCAACAAGCTTTTCAACACAAAGCTTAATTTCTTCAATGATTCGGCTCTCCATCTCAAGTCTGATCTCTTCCTCTTCACTCATCTCTCTCTCCTATGTCTATTCCCGCATCAGGACGGGACAAACGGACAATATATAAATATATTGTCCTGTCCTGTCCCGGTCTTTCTGCCTTGCCAAAAGGACATTTGTCCCGTTTGTCCCTGTCCTGTCCCGTTGTCCCAGTTAACTTTTTAACACTCAACTGTACCCCCTTTGTCCCGCCTAAAAACCTCTTTGTCCCGCCAAAATCCCTCCGGGACAGGACATTTGTCCCGTTGTCCCGCTGTCCTAGTCCTGTTTTGTCCTGGCCTGAAGCATCATGGCGCTGGCCGTAACGGGCTCAATAACGATCCACCCCTGCTCACATGGTGCTATCACTTCGGCCAAAAGAAGGTTGTTTATCAGTCTCCCTTTCTTCCCTGGCTGTGCGTAAGTGTTCGCTGTTGCTTGGCTCAGGCCGTCCTTCGTCAAGTGGTCGATGAGGGCACTGCGGGACAAATACGGTTGTCCGTTCCTTGTCTCGTGTCTTGCTGCAAGGAAAGCCGATGTAAACTTTTTAATATCCCTTGAATAATCGGATTCTTTGCTCTTTTCTTTAACTTGATAATCTTCAGTCACAGAAAATACAGCGCCAGATATCTCTTCGCCATCTTCGTCGTGCCAGCCTAATGCAACTGGTTTAAGTGTTCCATATATAGGCTCGGGCTCTTTATCGTCCTTTACTTTCTTTGCCTCTATCTTGATGGCCTTGTCCGTTGTGCGGGAGACATATATTGAGAAGTCAAGCCCGCCGCGCCATGCGCTGGAGCCGCGTTCTCTTCCCTGTGCTGTCTCACTCACGCCAGTGTGGTGAACAAACACGGTTGTGGCACCTAGGGCTGAGGCTGCTGTACTGCATGAATTGACCATAGCCCGGACGTCCTTTGCCGCGTTCTCGTCGCCGCTCATGTGGTTGTTCACTGTGTCCACGATCAAAAGGCTGATCTGCTCTTGAGTGATTGAACGGACAAGCTTAATAACGTGTGCTGCTGCGCCTGGTGCGTCAAGATCAACTGGTCGGTTGCTTATGAAAAGGTTGTCGAGCTGGGTTGTCTTGTGCTCAATTGCCCACGATGCTATCCGCTTGCGAATGCCATAATTGCCCTCGCCTGCAAGATAGACCACGAGGCCCGGCTTTGTTTTGATGCCTTGCCAGGGGATGCCTGATGAGATTGAACAGGCCATGTCTAGTGCAATGAAGCTTTTGCCTGCCCCTGATGGGCCGAAGATCATTGCAACGCAATGAGCCGCCAACCATTCTTTGATGATCCACTTGGTGGGGGATGGCTCATCAATGAACGAGCTCCCACGGGTCAGGAAATAGTCGCTTGCAGGTGTGGCTAAATTCTCAAGCAATTCCTCAGCGGCTTCTGAACCGAGCGCAACCGAGCTGGCCACGTCGCTGTTTGGCTCATATCGAGAGACTGACCGGGCAATCTGCCGGATTTCTGAGCTGGGCAATGGGATCTCACAGCGAGTCTCATTCGCTACGCTAAGAGCTGCCAAGATTTCAGCTTCACTCATACCATAAGAACGCATTGCACCAGCTAGGCTGGTCAGGCCCGAGTTGCGATTGCCCTTGATGATTGACGAATCATTTGAGGCTGTCCGCTCTTTCCTCGTTGGCATCATTGATGCAAGCCATTCTTCCGGGATGCTCACTGGGCCAACTCCATCAAAAGGGTCGCTTGAAGCCTCCCACTGATATGTCTTTCCATTGATCTTAGATGGATACGCTACAAAATACCGACCGTTCGCAAGAAGATCCACGCCATCCAACAGTTTGCAAGACTTAATGCCATCCCGGTAAGCAGCAAGATAGTGATAGCCGCCGCCAGCTGTCAATGCTGTAATGCCATCCGGCAACTGGCCGTGTTTTTCCGTCCATTCGTCCCAGCTATCCTGCCCACCGTTGCGGGGGTCAATGTCATACACAACAATACCGGAAGCTTGACCCGCAGCAACCCCAAGATTTAAATCAGGTTTTGAAGTAAACCACCGGCGGATTTGCTCGTGATCGTCTGTTGCATCATGAACTCCGTGAGCACAAGCCGGCTCTTTTCCGTCTTTAAGAAGAGGAAGAACTTTCCAGCCCCAGGAAGCGTAAGTTAACGCAACCTCAAGATTTGATCGGTTCGTCATTTTGCGCCCCCAATGAGTTCGGGGCAAAAGGGCTTGTCGCGTGACGCAACAAAGGTGAATGTTTTGGACATGGTTGGCGCTTTCTGAAGCACCTAGGTGGAGGCTGGGCGAAGCGCCAACCTCCCCGCGTGTACGGGTCCCAGCCCCCACCTAGGGGCACACGTTAACTGGTTGGCAGGTACACCTTAACATGCTGATGCTGAACATTCAACACCAAGGCTGCGCTATCAACAAAATATGTACTAAGAGCCGACATCACCCTGTGGCTTGGATTGCATCCTTCGTTGTTCCGAATGTCCCTGAGAGTGTTTGGATGCAGACCTGTTCGCTCTGCAATGACTGTAAGCCGCCTGTCTTGAAGCTGATCCCGAATTTGTTGTAGTGTAAGCATGTTGTTAAGAAAGTTGTGTTGGGGTGTTGACATCATACGATGCATCAAGTTATAGTGTCAACACTGCTTGAACAGATCCCCTGACGAAGCAGCTAAAAGGAGATAAACATGGAACTGATTCACCAAGACGGCTTTTACAAAGTGTACGCTTCTAAAACCGGCGCATATGTCACGGTCTGGTCGTCTGAATATCCCAGCAAGTACAGTCTACTCGGCACCTGCGAGACCCGTGACGAGGCTCTTGATCTGGCTTTCACATACACAGACTGCATGATTAGCGAAGTGGCATTTTAATGCTTGTGGGGTGTTGACAAGTTAACAAACACCCCGCACAATACACACATCGCACGAACAGATCTTCTGACGGTGCGACACACAAGGAAAAACTATGAAGAACAATGACCTGCAACTGACCCAAGCCGATCAACTGGGCGCACTTTTGGCCGAGATTGCTATTCTTGAAGAAAAGGCCGATGCAATCAAGAAAGCCATGCGCGAGGTTGGCGGTGTTCACGAAGGTGTGCTGTTTCGTTCTACTGTTGTTGAATCCAACCGGGCTGGTACTGACTGGAAAGCTCTTTGCAAAGCTCAGAACATTGGTGCAGATGTCATTGCAACTCACACCAAAATCACCGCGATCTACTCTGTAAAGACCACCTCTAAATGAAAAACTGGCCCTTCCCCACCTACAAGGGGGAGGCCTTGCCAAGGCCCCCCGCTACTCCGTTCCGTCAGGAACCACCACCACCGGCGCCATTGGCGCCTTTTTGAAAGTACATATGGCAATCAATCTTAAAACAACCGGCCAACTGGCCTCTGCTGGTGTAAAAATTCTTTGTTACGGCGCTGCGGGGGCAGGAAAAACTTCACTTATCCCCACCATGCCAAACCCTATTGTGTTATCAGCCGAGGGCGGCCTGTTGTCTATTGTTGATGCAAATATCCCATATATTGAAGTCGGCTCAATGAAATCAATGGAAGAAGCTTACGAATGGCTGACTGAGTCCCATGAAGCAAAAGATTTTCAATCGGTGGCGATTGACTCAATTTCAGAAATTGCCGAAATAATTCTCGGCCATGAAAGAAAAATAAACAAAGACCCGCGCGCAGCTTACGGCGCAATGATTATGCAAACTTCCGAAATCATCCGAGGTTTTCGTGATATGCCCAATCGTCACGTTCTAATGACTGCCAAGCTAGAGAAAACCCAAGATGAAATGGGCCGAGTTATGTATTCAACTTTTATGCCTGGAAATAAGTTTGGGCCTCAGTTGCCTTACTTTTTTGACGAAGTTTTAGCCTTGCGAGTTGAGAAAGATGGCGAAGGCAATATCCAGCGCGCACTGATGTGTAACTCTGATGGCTTGTGGGAGGCAAAAGATCGGTCTGGCAAGCTGGGCGCCTGGGAAAGCCCTGATCTGGGGGCTGTTATTGCAAAGATTGGGGGGGAAGTATGACGACATTAAGAGAAGCCGCAAAGTTGGCGCTGGAGGCTTTGGAGCATGCAATCATGGACTGGATGGACGAGATGGAGTTCCGGTCTTGTGTTGATGTCGCAGATGCTTGGATTGAAAGCGCAGCCGCACTACGCGAGGCATTGGCAGACCAATCCGAGCAAGCCCTCGGAATGGTTAATCCGGTGGCGTGGCTAGGGTTCAATCCGCGAACTGAGGCTCCGGAGCTTGCCAATGCCATGCCCGCTCCGTCCGTGATGCGTGATTTTAAAATGCGCCCGCTGGTGTACGGCGACACATCCACCCCACCCCAGCGCAAGCCGCTGACAAATGAAGAGCTTGACGCGCTTGCGATTGACGAAGACGGCCTACCAAACAGCCACTTTGAATTCGCCCGCGCCATCGAGCGAGCCCACGGAATCGGAGGTAAGGAATGACACAAGACGAAATCATCAAGCTAATGCAGCAAGCAT